GTGTCTCCTGCGGCTCTGGCGTCGGTGTAAAAACTGCGTCAGCCCACATCGGTTGGCAAAGTTGAGGAGGTATATAAATAATGGGTAAGTCAGTTTCGGGGCTGCTCGCGCATACCGCAAGTAAAATTGGAAAAAGATATCAATATGCTTACACGGGTATTGTCACTCTTGCAGTTATTAAAGCTAAAGCAATTCAGTATCCTGAAACGTATACCGCAAAGTATACTGAGGATAGTAAAAAAAACATTGGATATTGGGCTACTGACTGCTCTGGCCTAGTTGATGAATATCTAGGAATTGATACTTCCGCTGAAGGATATTATCAAACCGCTACTAAAAAAGGAAAAATCTCTGAAGTTCCTATTCCTGAAGTTAAGGGAATTTTGTTATTTATCTATTCTACCAGACTTAAAAAAATGGGCCATGTCGGAGTTTACATTGGTAATGGTGAAGTAGATGAAGCGAGAAGTCTCGCTTTTGGGGTTGTCAGAACTAAAGTCAAAGGTAGGGGTTGGACACATTGGGGTTATTGCAATTTGATCGACTATGCCACAGCTCCAGTTTCTCAACCAGCATCTGCAAATCCACAGGAGGTGAGTGAAGTGTTAACCAAAGGTCAACCAATAAACGAAGATGTTAAGGCGTTACAGCGTGGTCTTAACAGCACAGGCTATGGTTATAATCTTGATCCAGATGGTGACTACGGTGATTTAACAGAGAAAGCAGCTGCTAATTTTAAGTATAGGCATAGTAACAGCGTTGATGGTAAGGTATTTAACCATGACGATATGTCAGCGCTTCTTAATGTTCTGGCGCAAAGACCGCCTGTTGTGACCACCGTCGAAAAGATCGTCGAGAAAATTGTTACTGTTAGGGACGAAACATTACAAGCATTGGTCGAGTCGCAGAAAAAAGAATTGGCAGCCGTGGCGATCAGCATGGACACACTCAACGCAATCAGCGGAAAGTATTAAAAGAGCCGTCCATCCTGATCGGGTGGGCGGCTTTCAGGAAAATAATCAACACATAGCGAAGCCCCGTCATTCCTTAACCGGAGTGGCGGGCTTTTTTTGTAGTATTATTATTCATGTTAAAAATAGTATTCGAACTATTCCATTTGGGCGGATTCGCCCACTGATTCATGTTAATGTTAATATAAATGAGTTTACATAACTTCATATTTCCTTCACAATTTATTGATAATATTTGATAATTACTCAGATTGTATGTATTATGTAGTAAAACTAGTGCATTGAGGGGGTTAATATGGCTCAGTTGACGGGTTTTACATTGTGTGAATCACAAATAAACATCAGTACAAAACAAGGTAATAAGGTTCAAGCGCAGGGAATTACGTCTTTATTCAAATTAAAGTACTGCCCAGGTTTGTTTTCGTTTTCACTAATAATCTCTTTGTATGATGATGATTTTTCAGGATCACACAGTTTTATTATAAAAGTAAATACTCCTGAAGGCAATGAAATAGCATCGCTTCCCGGCGCTTTTGCTGATCCAAAATCGCCTGATGGGCAACCAGCACATGGACTAACGATCGGTATGGATCTTAGAAATCTTGAAATACTCGTTTTAGGGAACTACCAAGTGGAAGTGATATATGACGATAAATCAATTGGTAAATATCCACTAATCCTTGAGGGGTGAATACAATGTCAACCGTAGCTTGTTGCCCTTCTGCCGTTTACCAACCAGAAATACAACCAGATATGCCTAGAATTTCATCTGGAGACTACGGGAAATCACTTACAATGCATTGCTATTCACTTGATGGACTGCGTGTTTATCTTGATGTACAACAAAATGAGGCCCAGCTGGTTCATAACGCTATGCTACCATCAAGCAAATATATAGGTGTAAATGAAATGAATGTAAAACATGTAATATCTATTTCTGATAAATTACAACAAATCAGAGAAACAGGTCTTTTTCACGATTGTGCCGGATCATCCGCAACAAAAAATGATGTTATTTGTAGAGCTTTAGCTGTAAGTTCGCAAATACCTTCAGGTTTTGATGTATTTCCAACCGGAAGAAATAGCGTTCAATTTGAGTATGAAGAAAAATCAAGAAAATACATTGAACTTGAAATATTTAGCGATAAATTTGCATTGCTTTATATGAGCGACGAGAAGACAATTAAATATGAGAACGATAATATTATTAACCTTAATGAAGCTATCAAAAAGGCAAATGAATTCTATGAGCTTTAATATCAGTTGTGTTTATGATGATGAAAGAATATTTCATTCAGTTAAAACAGGAGTTCCGAGTCTTTGGAAACCTGAAACCGGTCGGCCATCAACTGGATTATTAAAAAATCCTAAGGGGTGCTCCGTTGACAGAGATGGAGATAGAGAAAACCCTGAAATTATCGACTCATTTATTCAAAGGTTTGGTCAAAACAATGTTTTAGCATTGATATGGTTGATTGTTTTAGAATGTAGACAAGAAGGCGCTAGAGTTGTTCCTGAACCAATAATAGATCCGTCGCCTAATCCGTATCATGCATTACTTCTGGGTGCGGGAAAAAAACAGCTTGAGAGTGGAAAATTAAAAGTTTTGACAAATGCTGCAAAAATAATAATGTTAAATGTAATTGCCAACTAAGACTGATTATTAACCTTCAATATTCTATTGAAATAGTAAATCATAACTCACTCCAATTTCATAAATCACTCCCACGGAACCCCCAGCACGACACTAATCCGCTTGGCTTTGGCCAGCGTGAGTGGCCGATTTGTCCAGGACCGTGTTGGGGTTAGCCCATATACGGCATCCTGCGAGAAGAATACAATGAATATCGGATATATCGTATAGACTGCTGCGCTGCTCTCGGCTACGATTATTTCATGTTTATCGAAATTCCCGCCTGGAGAATACAGACAATTCTGCTGCTGACGATCCTTGACTTGGTCGTACTGCAGGCGTTCGAGCGTGGCGAGTATGAGCGATTGATCGATGCTAATTATTATCAACTGGAGATTAAGAAAGAGCTGAAATAAAAAAACCGCCGGAGATCTCCGACGGCTCTTTTGTGCCTAAATTCTTCGCAGCCGAACGTGATCATTGCGCTCCGATGGATCTTCTTTTTCCTTCATGTCCCGTTCCAGCCATCGCCCTTGATGGTAGAATATTCAGAAGTTAGTTTGTTGGTCAGTCGGATAGTAAACTCTTCATTTTGCATAGTATGTGCATCCTTTTGCAGCTACGTCAAAGCTACGATATGACCCCAAAAGCTACGGTAAAGCTACGTTCTTTTCGGTCTGTTTTTGTCCTATTTTGTCTCATTATGTCTACCGTGTGATACAATAGTATAAGATGTTTCACGGTTTATATCAGTCGTTTCACGGTTTGCCGTCTGATAGACTGAAAATCCCCGTGTCGTTGGTTCGATTCCGACTCTGGGCACCACCCCGAAACACCTGCAATCAGGCCGTTTCGGGGTTTTTACTTTTCTCGGCCTTTTGTTTGGTTTTACTCAAAAGCTCCGATAAAGCTACGTTACCTTTTTGTCCGTCAATGTCCTCTGCTGTCTTGTGAGCGTAAATTTCTAATGTTGTTTTCGCGTCAGCATGACCGCATAAGACCATATTCTCCGTGACTGTATACCCATAATCGGCCAGATCACTGGCGAAAGTATGCCGAAGCAAGTGCGGCGAAATATCCTTGCCGATGCCCCAGATGGTTTCACGGTACCGCCTGGTCTTGGGATCGGTCTTCCCGGCGCCACCGGCTGCGATATTCCAGTGGTGCCGGATCTTCTCCCAGCGCCGCTTGAAAGAGTTCTCGGTCATGGTACCGCCTGCCGCGGTCAGGAACAGATACCCGGAGCATTTGTCGGCATACTTCACCAGGTCAGGCAGGAAGTCGTCAAAGACGGGCACAGAGCGCATTCCGGCCATGGTCTTTGGATATGGCCTGATCATGTTCGTCTCAAAGTCAACAACCTGGTCGACATAGACACGGGCAGATATGGGCTTCTTCATCCCGTCTCGCTTGATTTTGATTCGGTTGACGTGCATCGCGGCTGCCTCCTGACGCCTGAGACCGCAACGCAGCATCAGGCCGACAAGTACCTGGTCCTCGAGCGTGAGTGGTGTTCTGGCCAGCGCTGCACGCTCGGGGGTTGTTAGTGCCCTCTTACGCTTTGCCTTGGCTGACGGCCGCTCGATCCGGATCACCGGGTTCGAGCTGGCAACCTTGTTGATGACAGCTGAGTCGAATATCGCCTTGAGCGTAACGACAACCTTCTGCGCGGTCCGGGGCCGATCGTCGAGCTTGTCGATAAAATTTTGCACGTCGATCTGCTTTACCTGGTGGCACTTCCTGTTGCCGAGGTTTGGGATGATATGATTGTCGACAATCTTCTTGTAATCGGCATAGGTGGCCGGGGCGCGCTTCTTTTTGGTTTCCAGCCACCTGATCGCCCAGGCTGCAACAGTCGCAGTCTTGACCGTCATCTCTCCGGTGATGTACTTGCGCTTGAGCTCGGCCAGTTTGCGGTCAAGGGCCAGTCGCGTGGTGGCGCTAGCGTACCGGCGAATTTCCTTGCCGGTCTCGTCCGTCCCGAGATAAATAAAGCCCTTCATACCTCTCTCCTTGTGGTATAATGGGCGACATAAAGCCGCCCGCGTGTGTGGGTGGAAATACCGAGAGATTCAGCGCTTGCCCGTGGTAAGATGGGCGCTGGGTCTCTTTTTATCCTATGTTAAACCAAACGAAATCCTCATATCTTACAATTACCTTTTCGCCAATTGGAGCAAAGATACCTACGTATCCAGTCAATGTACCACCCTCAAATATTTCTCCGGAAAATTCATTTGGGGCCATAATTGATTCTTTGACCAGTTTGGTATAAGTTTTATTAAAAAAATCAAAAGAATAATCCGATACGCTAAGCCCTTCATTTTCGTTGGTAGGATCATATTTATTTAAATCAAATTTAAATTTGGCTAATATTGCTTCTTTGCCGTCCGGAATTTTATTGAATTGATTTTCTTTCATAATTATGGCCTTGGCTGGAGCGCCACGAATTACTTCAAGTAATGTAATTGTATATTCGTATTTCGCGTTGTATGCGTCGGCTGTAACTGTACGCGCCATCCCGAGCGGAGCCGGATTCGTTCTTGTTCCAGGTTGTGCCGTCGTGGTTGGCGGCGAAGTCACTCGCGTGGTCTCAACCGTCGTTGCAGTAGTGGTTGGTGCTGTGGTGGTCGGCGCTATAGTAGTAGTCGGTGCCGTGGTGGTCGGAGTAGTAGCGGTTGGTGTAGCCGCTGAACAGCCGGACAGGACCAGTGTCAAAGCAAGTAACAGGATAATTACCTTCTTCATGATCGTCCTCCTCAAAATGGGTCTTTTTTATGCTTCTAGTGATTTTATGATCTCCGCTATCCTCGGACGGAATTGATAAATATCCTCCAATTGATCTATGTAAATACGCTCTTCTTTTCCGTCAATGGGGAAGATGATACACTTTCTCTTGTCGGATAACTTGAATCGGCAAATCCATTTGTTTGGTTTTCCGTCAAGGATAACTCCGCAATAATTGACGGTATCTCGTATCTGAATTCTTTTGGATGAAATCGATTCGGCAACGATACTTCTAATGATATAATATGCTTCCATTTCTTCTTCAGTCGTAATGATTTTGGGTTCATTGTCTACTTCAATTTCGACCGGTTGCATAACGTCAGTTGCCTGTTTTTCTACTTTCAAGGCGTTTGTTATTTTGTCATTCATAAGTTCGACTATATATTGATTGATGGTTTTCTTTACGATCGGCTTGAATTTTTCGACAACCGGTTGTGTCATTCGTCCTTCATAGAAACTTTTCACAATATGAACGGTGAAATCATCAGAAGGCTCTTTGAATTGCTGATCAAGATATTTTTTGATTTCGTATGAATACTTCAGTTCTGAAGCAGTATTGAAAATGACATTCACATCAAAAGTGGATTTTGCAAACTTCTTGATCTCCGGAACAAGGTTTTCTTTAATATCGAGAAGATCGAACTCTAAAAAAGGCTTGCAATCCATTTTGTTCGCTTCGTCAAGATCCGTGTAAAAACAATATTTCAATCCATTCGTCAATATTCCGAATTTAGCTTTTGTGGTAGTAAAGTATCTGAATAATTGGCTGCCATGTAGACTTAAATTTTCATTCACAGATTTTGCTTCGATCAACATGCATAATTTATTGTCTATATAAACAGCGTAATCAACTTTTTCGCCTTTTTTAATACCAACATCAGCGATGCACTCTGGACGAAATTCCAACGGATTGAATACATCATACCCAAGCAGCTGGAAGAAAGGCATAACAAGGGCGTTTTTGGTTGATTCCTCGGTCGAAAGATGTTTCCTGACTTCACTGGCTCTTTCAGAAAATTGTTTCAACTGATCAATAAAATCCATGGTGCGTGTTCCTCCTTAAAATGGGTTTTCTACCTCTATATCCTCGACCGGTTCAAGCCGGTCAAAATCGTTGTTGACGATATGGTGCATCTCGTGTAAAAGCGCTTCCCATTTTTGATCATCAGGAACACACTCATTGATTTCGATTTGATACCATGTTCCGCAAATTATGGCCAAGCCTTTGATTTCATAGGGCATTGGCCGTTGAATCACGCGGATTCTGTTCGCTAATAAATAATCATTTGTAAGATCAGTCTTGTGACATACGATCTCTCTGATTTCTAAGTAATTCAGCATATTTACGCAAATCCTTTTTACCCTGTTCGGTCAATGTTCCGCTGATCTTTGCGACCATGCGGACGTCTGGATCGTTTTTTAGGGTTTCAAGAAGTTCGTTGGTATCGTCTGCGCCCATCAGCCAAGCAGGGGAAACGCCAAGTGCCGCTGCCATCTTTAAGATGTTGTTTTGTTTTGGCTCATGATTCGTGCTCGCATACATACTGATCATAGATTTGCTTATTCCTGTCATTCGTGCCAGATCAGCCGGAATAATCCCTGCCAATTCCATAGCCTGAGACAGTCGTGATGCAAATAATTGAATCATTTCCTCATCCTTATTGGTTTTCATCATTGACTTGTCCCCCTATATTTTTCTCGTGAATATTATCCTACATCTAAAGTTAAATATATTCAATCATTTTTTGAAAATAGTTCAATAAATAGTATTGACACATAGATTTGATATTGATACTATAAGTTCAACGCATTGAACGGAACGGAGGTGACCCAAATGAAATACGACTACACCAAACTGCGACAGAAATTCATCGAAAAGAAGCTTACACAGTCAGAAGCCGGTGCTAGAGCAGGCATAAGGTCAAGTTTATTTAGTATGAAGTTGAGTAGTCAGGTTGAATTCAAACAATCTGAGATATTTGCTTTGTGCAAGTTGCTTGGAATTCCTGATAAGCAAATCAATGAATATTTTTTTGTTTTAGAAGTTCAATAGATTGAACAATCAAGCATCCATGCGCCGGGTGGTTAGCCGATAGGTGCCCACAATATACCGACGACGGACAAATAGCGGTACCCGAATCCCGAACTTGTCAGCGAGGAACTGGCAGGGATCGAGTAGGGCGCAAAGAATATAAAAAAGCATGAAAGGAGAACAACCATGTCAAGTGAAGAACGCGTTGCAATTGCTCTTGAAAGAATCGCCGACGCACTGGAGAAACAGAACGCCGGCAACGATGAAGAATTCAAACTGCGAGTATTTGCGGCCATAAGCCAAGGAATACCGGCAACAATCATGAGTCCGGTCGGTGCCATCAGCGGCGGCTACATCAACTGTGATGAAAAGGTAGTCTGCGTCGCCCCTCGAGGAAGGTCGATAAAAAAAGTAATTGAAATTGCTGATGGAGTATTGGTTGGAGTTTTGGAGTAGTTATTCGTCTTCCATCATTGCAGATAGAAGATTTTTCCCTTTTGGTTGCTTCATTGTTGCTGCGCGCATGGTGATTGATTTGCATGTCTTACACACATGTAAATCAACGCCAAAGCCAGTTTCAACATGAGCCATACCGTCTCCGGGAAAATGTTCACAGACAACCCAACTGTCTCCTTGCAAGGGAATTAGTTTTGAGATATTTCCTCCGCATAGAGCACATTTATTTTCATCCATTTTTATCACCTCCTTCCATATCTCGAATCATAGCATAAAAAAACCGACCTGCGACAACAGGACGGTCAGGCCAGCGGGCCAGAAATACGATGAGGTAATTATAACATGCTGTACACAGTTCAAGAATATGCTGCTATGAAAAAAGTATCAGTCAAATCCGTTTATCGATGGATCCGACAAGGCCAGATCAAGGCCCATAAAGTAGGGACGCATCTTTGGAGGATCGAAGAATGATCAAGCAATATAAATGCGATTTCGACGAACCGGATGAATATGAACTGGACGACATCGAAAAACAACTGCTGCACTCGAAAATAGCGACACGAGCCTTGGCATTGCTTCTATCGGTCTGCTTGATCTTTCTGATCTTGGTGGTGTTCCAAACAAGCAACGAAGTCAGGGACATGGCAGAGTATCTCGCACGGCCCACCACCACACGCGCCCCGAACGATGCCGACGCGATCAAGGCGATCCAGAACCGCATGGACTTAGTCAATCAGAAGATGGATGTAGTGATTGGCTATGTCAGGCCGGTGGGGAAATGAAGGAGAAGATCAAATATTACCTGCGAATTGCCAAATGGATGTATCAGCACCGCACGGAAGCCGATTGCCGTCAGAAATGGCGCCGGATGCAACGGGATTTCGAGGTGACGAAATGAGCATTGTAAGGGATCGAAAAGACTTCGTTCCGACCTGCGATATCTGCGGTTGCGAGTTGGATCTGGAATCAAGTTTTGCAGATGCAGTTCAGGCGCAAAAAGAGGCCAACTGGAAGAACGTAAAGATCAAGGGGGACTGGGAAATTTGGTGTACTGACTGCCAATGTCAGGCACGCCCATAAGGAGGACTAAATGAGTAGCTTACAGAGAACGATCGGTCGGAATATTGCCAAGATTGCTGACAACGGGAACGCAAAGGCACATCGCAAGGGTCGCCAGAGGGCACTAGAAGAGAAGCAACGGCAGGAATATGCAGCCATGCGGGCGAAAAAGGCTGAAAAACGATCAAAGGCGATCGATGCGATCAAAAAAATATTTTCGGGAGGGAAGCGCGATGCCTGACAAAATAATCGTGATCGTCATGGAGCCGGGCAAACCGGCCGAACAGAGGTCGATCGACAACACGCTCAAGGCTTTACAGGAATTGGTCGGCGGGCACATTGAGACCGTCAGACTGTCCCACGGCCGCATACTGCTTGTCAATGAGGAAGGAGTACCCCTGAATCTACCAGCCAATCGTGCAATAGTCGGGGGCCCCGGCCAGTGGCCAATTATACAATACGGCACGATCGTCATGGTCCGAGTAATTGAAGACGAGTTCTCCAGCGTCTACACCGACGACATGGCGTGGGTTGAAAATCATTGCCATATGCTTGAAAGCGAGTGACGCAATGAAAAACACACTTGGAGATCTCAATTTGCATTTGTTTGCCCAACTAGAACGCCTCGGTGACGAGGATCTGAAAGGCGACGCGCTGCTGGCTGAAATCGGCAGAGCCAAAACCATAACCGGTGTTGCCTCGCAGATTATTGCCGGCGGCCAGCTGGTGCTCAAGGCGCAGCTTGCTTATGAAGACGCGATAGACGCCGACAAGAAGCTGCCACCAATGCTGCTTGCCGGTGGCGACTGATGTGGTCCTATTCAAAAACCGTCAACGACTTCATCGCTGAAAACGTCTCCGGCCAGACAACCAAAGACCTGGCCAATTTGGTCAACAGGCAGTTCGGGACAGCTTTCACAGAAGGGAAAATGAAGTCATACAAGAAGAACCACGATCTGAAAAGCGGAACTGTCTGCGGATTACCAGCCGGTCGACCAAGCGATAGATACCCGGAAGCAATCAAAGAATTTATAGTTTCTAACTGCATCGGAACAGGCCGCCCGCAAATGGCTGAGCTGCTGAACCGGACTTTTTGCACAAACTACACCGCCAGCCAAATGAAATCCTACTACACCAACCACAAAATAAAATGCCGGATATCAACTCGATTTGAAAAAGGTCACGTCTCGGCAAACAAGGGAAGCAGGGGCGTTCACCTATCGCCGGAAACAGAATTCAAGAATGGCCAGATGCCGCACAACTACAAGCCGATCGGCACCGAGACATGGCGGGGTGACGGCTATCTGTATGTCAAGATCGCTGATCCGAAGAAGTGGCGCCCGAAACACATCCTGCTATGGGAAGCCGAAAACGGAACACTTCCCGAGGGGCATCGATTGCTCTTCGCCGATCAAAATCGCCAGAACATCCAGTTAGACAATCTGATCCTGATCACCCGGGGACAGTTGGCCACACTGAACCGCCTGCACCTGATCCACCAAAACAAGCCCGCAACCGAAACGGGAATCATCCTGGCCGCTCTTGCATCCAAAATGTGCGCCAGAACGAAACAATTGAAAGGAAGGAAGAACAAAAATGATGAGCGAATGGCGAGTGTCGTCGAACCCAATCGACGGCCGAAAGTTTTACAGGGCCTATCGTATCCGTGATCTCTCGGAGCCTGACCATTCAGGCAATCGCGAATACCACGGCAACTATGTCGAGAGCAGGGAAGACGCGGCAGCAACAGCAGCGGCGTTGAACAAGGAGGCAGAACAGAAATAGGACCGCTGCTATCAACAACGGTCCCATAAGGAAAATAGTCACCACAAACATCATACCACAAACGGAGGTAAATAAATGAAACAGCAGCTCTTTACTAACTCACGCATGAAAATGCATAACGATTGTCCGATGAAGGAACATCTTCGATATGTCGAATGTCTGGCACCGAAAGGTAGGAGCGAACCTTTAATGGTCGGATCCGCTTTCCATACCGGGCTGGAACACTGGGCGCTTGAGCCGGCCATGGCCGAACTGGAAAAGTACATTCCGAAATCTCAGGAAAGTCAGGATCGCAAAGATATTATGATGGCCCAGGTGACCGCCATGCTGACCGCCTATTGGCAAAAGTTCGAACGTTGGCCGGCAGACCGATTTGAAACGGAAAAGATATTTGATCTGCCGATCTTGGATCCAGCATCAAAGCGCAAGTCCAGGCGCTGGAAACTTGGCGGCAAGATGGACGGCCAGTATCGGGATCCGGACGGGAACTTGTGGCTGGTTGAATATAAAACAACCGGCGCCAACAAAATGGAAGAGTACCTGCGCAACTTAAAACTTGATGCCCAAGTCACGCTTTATCTGTACGCGCTGATGCGGATCACTGACGAGGTGCCGGTCGGGTGCATCTACCGGATCGTCCGCAAGCCTAATATCAAAAGATCCACTTCACAAAAGAATAACGGACTTGAATCAGTTGAAAGCTACACGAAGCGGCTGTCCGAGTTCTATGCCAGCAAAGCAAGTGAGATCGATGAATGGCTGATTGAGGAAAAGCTGTACCGCAACCCGGCTGACATCATTGCTTTTGAATCGGAACTCTGGGAGTTCGTCAAGGAATGGGAATGGAAAAACAAGCATGACGTTCACCGCAGAAACACCAACACCTGCAGCGACTTCAACGGATGCGAGTACCTGCCGATCTGCCTGCAGGAAGCAGGCTGCATGGCCTTGTACGAATACCGTGTAGCGCATGAAGAATTACAGGAGGAGGATCCCGCATGAAACTGCCCACAGTCATCACTCCCGCTAAAACAGACATCAATGACTTATCATTTCTGATTTATGGTCCACCCAAGATCGGCAAGACAACTTTTGCCAATGGCAAGTCTGGCAAAGCATTGTTTCTTGCCACGGAAGCAGGGCTGACCGGACAGGACGCCTTCCAGATTCCAATTGATAACTGGGAGGCATTCAAAGAAACCTGTAAAGAACTCAAGCAAGGAAACCATGATTTCACCAGGATCATTGTCGACACCATCGACAATCTCTATAAGTTTTGCGTTGACTGGGGAAATAAAACACTCGGCATTATGCACCAGTCTGATGCCAGTTACGGCAAAGGCTACGACACGATCAATTCAGAATTCTTAAGAGAACTCACGGCGCTCTCGCTCCAGAGACCCGGACTCTGGATGCTTTCACATAGTCGGGAAAAAGAGATTAAACCGAAAGTTGGCTTGCCTTACACATCTGTGTCCTCGACCTTGCCGGAAGGCGCACGCAAGGTGGTCAATGGAATGGCCGACCTGATCATGTACATCGACAAGCGATTCGAAGAAACGGACAACGGGACTATCGAGCGCCGGGTTATCTATACCCAAAGCACACCCTTGTTCGAAGCCGGGGGCCGGATCTCCTTTTTGCCTCCGGTCATGAATCTGGACTTTGTTGAGTTCGAACAGGAATTCATTAAGGGCCTCCATCCTATCCAGTGCGAGAGCTGCGGCGCCCAGATAGCCGCGACTACCAAAATGACCGCGTGGCAGCTCTCTGAATTCACGCTGAATCATTACAGTAAACGGATGTGCAACAAATGTGGTAAGGCCGCCGCAAAGGCCACGAAAGAAGGTAAAGCATGAGTAACTTTTCTGATGGTTTTGACGAAATTGATTCATCCTGGCAGAATGCCCAGCCGGCCGAGAAAAAAGACTTCGAGAACTTACCCGATGGTAAGTACCAGGGCGCTATTGAAGGCGCTGCGATGGATAAATGGGATGATGGCACCTTATACATTAAATACACGGTCCGGGTCGTCGGAGGCACGCACGCAAACCGCTGCGCATTCAAGCGCTCATCTTTTACAAATGATGCCATGCCTTACATCAAGCGCGATTTCGAAACCATAGGCATTGATCCGAATCGTCCGCTCAAACTGGTAATCGAAGATTTGCCCCGAATCATCGGCACGATCATTGATTTCACCGTCAAGACGAGTAAGGACAAAACAGACAAGAATGGAATCCCTGTGATCAATACCTTCTTCGATCGGATCGTGTCAGCCGCCGCGCCTGCAGGTGCCAGAACAACACCAAAACCAGCGGCACGGCCTGCATCATCATTTAATCAGCAGCCGCTTCCTGTGCCGCCTCCAATAAAACCGCAGGCGTTCTATCCAATACCGGACGACGACACAGCACTTCCTTTTGATCTTTGATTCCAACACCCGGGCAGATCAATTCGGTCTGTCCGGGATTATTCCAGGAGGACATACGCATGACTGGAGACAATAAGTCGCTGACCGCAGAACAGATCGAAGTTAATAAGGTGATCATTCTTAAATTTTTGAGCAGGGTCGGACGCACGGGCATGGCCGAACTGATCGCATATATCCAGACTACCGACTTCTTCATGGCCCCGGCTTCCACTAAATATCATTGTTCCTATGAAGGCGGGCTTGCCGAACACTCGCTGAACGTCTTGAAACGACTGGCAGCCAAGAAGGACACTGTCCAGATCGAACAGGAATCCATGATCCTTTGTGCATTGTTGCATGATTTGTGCAAGGCCAATGTCTATACCCGGATCAAAAAGAACGTCAAGGACGGCATGACCGTCAAAAATGGTAAGCAGGTCCCGAACTGGATCGAGGTCGATGCCTGGGATTATGATGATAAAATTCCGCTCGGCCATGGCGAGAAGTCGGTCATGATGATCAACATCTTTGTGCCGCTCAGCATGATCGAGTTGGCCATGATCCGATGGCACCAGGGCCCTGAAAAGCAGGGCGACTTTGACACATTTTATAAAGCCTGTGCTGTCTGGCCGGAAGTCGTCGCCATGCACAACGCCGACATGGAAGCGACGTATATCCTCGAAGCAGCCAAACCAGAATTGATCTGCCAGCCAGAATCAGCATGATGAAAGGGATGTGAGCGAATGGCCAGACCTAAAAAACAGGGTATGGATTACTTTCCACACAACACTGATGCTGTTTCTGATCCGAAGATTGATGCTATGCGAACACTATACGGAAATGATGGTTATGCCTTCTATTTTATCCTTTTAGAAAAGATCTACAAGGAGGGCGGTCAACTCGATGTATCCAATAAAGCGATCCTTGCATCGGTCTGTAAATGCATCGGAATCAGCGTTGAGCAGTTTCATATTATGATACTTTCTGCAATAGATTTGAGTTTATTTTCGAAACGGTACACACATGTACCAGTTATTTTTAGTAATGGTACAAGCAAAGTCATTTCACGTGTAAACAACGAACGAACAGGTGACCGAACACGAAAAACAAAACGACCTGATACCAGTACTTTGAATAGTATTCCGGCGGAAAACGACCGGAAAACAACCGGAATCCGGTCATTATCCGGTCTTAAAGTAAAGGAAAGTAAAGTAAAGGAAAGGAAAGAGGGGGATTTCTCTCTCTCGCTAAATGAAGAAAACGTTATATCCGGATTTACCGAAAACAAAACCGTTCAAGACTCGATTACGGGATTTCTGGAAATGAGAGAGGGAAAAGGAAAGAAAACCACTAAGCGAGCTTTTCAGGAACTTTTGGCTAAAGCAAAAGAATTATCCAGCTCTGACCGTGAGCTGGCTGCGATCTTTGACCAAAGCACCGTCAACTGCTGGGCCGACCTGTTCGCCTTGAAAGAAGAACTGCCGGACGAGCCGACCGAGAAGATAAACAGACCTGAACCTCATCACCCGCCACTTTGGAAACTGCCCGGCTGGGAAGACATGACGCCGCCGGAAGATGACCAGAAAGCGGAGTGGAAAGGCGAAGACGAATTAGCGAGGAAGTTCGGCAATGGCAACAGTACAACTTGAGCAGCTGATCATTGGCATGATGGTCTACCGGGACGGGTGTATGCCAATCTGCAAAGTCAAGCTGATCCCGGACGACTTTGTAGATCCGAGCTGCAAACGGTTGTTCGAAATGGCATCGGCGATCTTTAACGAAAAGGGGCATGTGGATGTCGGGGAAATGATCTCTCCTGCCAGTGACGAGAAGATTCTTGCGTTCATGCTCAAGTGCGGTGATGAACTCGAAAAAGCTATCCTGCCCAATCTTGAAAATATGATCGTGGATCTGCAGACAGAATCCGATCGACGGTTTGGGTATCAAGCTGCTGCCTCTCTGGCCAACCAGATTAAGGCAGGGAAAGTGAAGAACCCAGACGAGATCAGTCAGAGACTCAAGGCGGCATCCGAAGCCCTGATTGGCAGGCACGACCGACAAAACCACATGCCGCTGCCAACCCTGTTGAAAAATGCTCTGGACGGGATCCGGAACACGACCGATAAGATTTGGTTCGGATTGAAAGACATCGATGATGCGACCAACGGCATCGAGCGCGGCGAGCTGGTAACGATCGCTGCCAGGACAGGCGTCGGCAAGTCTGCCCTGTGCCTTTACCCATTTGTCCGGACCGGGGTCAACGGCAACCAGTGGGCCATGTTCTTCGCAACCGAGATGGATGCGGTACGCATGACCCGGCGAGTAGTAGCGAACATGTCCGGTGTCAGCCAGAACAAAATCAAGCAGCTCGAACCGATGAACTCATTTGACATGAGCGATCTTGCCAGGGTTACGCCCCAGTTTCTGTCCAGTAAGCTAATCTTTCAGGACCAGATTAAGTATTTGGGCCAAGTCGAGACGGCGATCAGAATCCAAAAAGAAGCCGGAAAAGACATTCGCCTGGTGATCATTGACTACATTCAGCAGCTATACATTGACGGCTATAAAAAGTCCAGAACACAAGAGCTCAGTGAGATCGCCGGAGACCTGCTGAGGATGGCCAAGAAGTTTGGGACCACAATCATCATCGCTGCCCAAATGAACCGGAGCGCTCTGATCGGCAAGGGCGGCAAACTCGATAAGTGGGCCGAACCAGATATCAGCCAGATCAAGGACTGCGGTTCCATCGAGCAGGACAGCGACAGGATCATCATCCTGTGGCAAGACCGACAGGACGAACGGATGACCCATTGCAATCTGGCCAAGAACAGGGAAGGCAAGCGACAGTATTTCGATCTGGACTTCTACGGATCCACGATGCGATTTTATACACACGTTAGGAGTGAAAATCCATGAAGCAAATCACCTTTGAGATTCCTGGCCAGCCGCAGGGAAAGGCCAGAGCCAGAACGGTCAGGATGAAAAACGGGTTCAGTCATTCGTACATCCCAGAAAAGACCGTCAATTATGAGTCGGCTATTGTCCTGGCATTTCTGGCTGTCGCCGGATCTGATCACATTCCAGTTGATTACGAACTTGCCATGACAATCGATGCCTTTTACCAGATCCCGCCAAGTAAGCCCAAAAAGAAACAGGCTCTTATGCGGGACAATCTAATTCGCCCAACGACTAAGCCGGATGCCGATAACCTGGCTAAGTTGGTCTGTGATGCCTGCAACAAAATCGCCTATACCGATGACACCCGGATTGTCGATCTTCGGATCCGCAAGTGGTACACGGACCGGTGTCCCAGAATCAAGATCACCATCAAAGATGCCAGCAGCATTGAAGCGCTAGGCTAAACAAAATTTGGAGGGAAAGAAAATGTTGGAAGTTTTGAACGCCTTGAAAAACAAGATCCAGGAACTGGTCATTGAGGTCGATGAATTCGAGAACATTCATATCAGCGGCTATGTGCAGGATGCTGAAGAACCATTTAGTATCGAAGCCAATAACTTTGATGCAGCCTTCTCGCAGCTTATTGCAATCAATCCTGATTTTTTTGCTGGAGTAGCAAATCTGATCAGAGGTAACCCGTCTGATCAATCGATTTGTCTGGAGCCCATCAGCGAGATTGGCATCGATCATCCGTTGTTCAGCGAGATCCGATTTGATCTTGACCGTTGTATCCGTCGCGGCATCGATGCAGCCAGTGATGATATCGTCGCGACTGTGCCGCTCAAAATTCAGATCAAGCAGAACCCATACAGCAGAGCCGCCCAGGTGAGTCACAGCATCAGCCTGAACGTAACCCAGAAAAAACATGCCAGCAAAGGCAAGATCAAAGATTTCAACGCCCGGTATGACGAGTCTGGCCACCTGATCGTGTTTGACGAACAGATCACGCTCGAGGATTTGTCAATCGAGGATCCTGATGATGATGAAAAGATCGATACCGAAATTGAGACGGAAACAGCGTCCGAACCCGAATCAATCAATCCATTTGACGAGGTCAGCAATGAACAACCGCAAGCGTCGAAATGTGGCGGGCTAGTCAGCGATATTTGGAAGAGCCTGGCAGTTGGGTCAGAAGTCAGAATCATGAACCAGACCGCTGATGTGACAGGAACCGTAAGCGGATTTACCGATATTGACACAAAGGCCGGTAAAGAATGGGTTATCAAGCTAACCAGCGAAAACGGCGAAGAAGAGAATATTCAAGAGAAGCTCGTTGATATTCTAGTCTGGTGCGACCGGTGGTATTACCGAGAACTACCAGAAAGTGAAAAGCCCTTAAAGCAAATTAACTTACTCGATGGCCTTGAGGAGGCAATCACATGAGAGGGATATAAGCTAACAGTATTTTGGGAAGCGGGGAGGAATGACGAAACGTGACGGAAGTAAAGTACAGCATCAAGGAGGCCCTTCGGCATTATCGGTACCTGGCTGCTTTCATTGCAAATGCAGTGGACGCAATGGACTGGTACCTGGACGACTACAAGGTCAGCAGCCATATCCGATCGATCACGGAGAGCCGGATGGAGACCATGGTCTACAAGGTGCACATTGACAAGGCACTGGAAACCTATCGGCGCCTGTGCATCGAGGACGGGACCGAGCGTTCGTACAACATCATCATGCGCAAGTACATCGATCCGGAAGGCGGGGCAGACGGACACGGAAAGCCATACACGAATGCGCAGCTGGCCGACCTATTCGACTGCAGCGAAGACACCATCAAGCGCTGTCTGGACCGATCAACCGCCCGGCTACGGATTCTTTTCTTTGGAATTCACGGGGTATTACTGGAAAAAGGTGCAGAATAATGCGGAAAAGGTGCACTTGTGCCCTGTGTTATAGTTAAAATAAAGCGATTGTCGAGAGGACCTCCACCCGGGGGTCCTTTTACTATTTCCAAAAGCAAGGAAGGTGAGGTGATGGATCCGCGTGAAGAGGCAAAACGGTTATTCCATGAAGAGCATCTGTCGCCTTATGAGATTGCTAAGCGGCTGAATGTTAAGCCAGCTAATATTCGGCAATGGAAGAAGCGTGACAAATGGGCGGGCGTGACACCTGTCACATCAAAAAACGACGCGCGATTAAAGCGTGACAAACAACCGTCTGAACCGTTTCTGCCAGGAAACCAATGTGCTGTCGTCACCAACGAACATACTCGACTTCTATTTGATTCCCTGACCCCGGACGAAATGACCTTTATCAATTCTGTTGAACTGGATAAGCGAGTAATTCTCAAAGAAGAGCTGATTCTTCTGACCGTTCGTGAACGGCGGATGATGATTCGGATTACGGCGCTTTCCTCGGTAAGAAAACCAGATACAAATACCATCCAGCGCATCGAGGAAGCTTTAACCAGGATACAGATCAGAAAACAGAACCTTGCTGATCAGCTGCACAAAATCGAATATGATTCTGAGCGTCTGGCTAATGACAGGCAGCGGCTCGGGTTTGAAGGGTTGCGAACACAGCTCGGTCTTGCACCTGAACAAAATCCTGACGATGGTGTGGTGATTGTCAATGATCTCTGATCGGACGGTAAGGCTCAGTGACGAGATCATCCCGAAGCTGCGAGATATCTTTAACGATAAGTCATACACTTGGATCATCATCACTTCTGGCCGTGCGGCTACAAAGACTAGCTGGGCAGCAATTCGAACAGTTTTCAAGACAGTGAGTGAATCTGACTGTTCGTCGGTTATCTTGCGTAAGTTTCACAATAAAATCCGCAAGACAGTTTTCAAAGAAATGATCCGGGGAATTAACCGGCTGCAGATCCCAACGAATCGGTTTAAAATCACAGTCTCACCTATCGAGATCAAGTACAAAAAGAACGATAACACAATCTTTTTCACTGGCAACGACTCAATCGACGACACGAAAGGCATGATCGATGAATCACGCCCGATTAAGTTTGTCATCATCGATGAGTTGACCGAGTTCTTTGAGCACGGCGAAGGCGAGGATGAGCTGCTGAACATCGAGGCTACATTCAGCCGCGGAAACAATGACGTGTTCCAGATGATCGGCCTGTTCAATCCGCCGAAGAACCCAAACTCACTGATTATGACATGGCTCGAGAAAATGAAGCTCAGGCCGGACGTGCTGCATGTTCATGTCGACTATCTTGACGTGCCTTGCGAATGGCTTGGTCGTAAACTGCTGGAATCCGCAGAGCAATTAAAGCAATTTGATCTGAAAATGTACAATTGGCTTTGGCTCGGTCTTTGCATAGGCATCGACGAGCTGATCTATTACATGTTTGACAAAGCAAAGCATGTCAACATACCGCCGCGAGACGCGAAGAACAACCCGATATCGCCTGACACTGTAGGAATCGGCATTGACTATGGACAGATGAACGCTACAACGTTCCAGGCGTTTGGCTTGTGGACAAGTCTTAAGAGAGTGGGTGGACTTGGTGAGTATTATCATTCGGGGAAAACGACAGGACACCAACGCTCGCCGTCTGATTATGCTAAGGATTTCGTCAAGTTTGTTGAGAGGATCGAATCCACATATGACTGTATTGTCAGATATGCGTTCATTGACCCTTCAGCCAAAGGACTCGCAGAAGAAATCAAGAGGGCTATTCCTAGAGTCATTATTAGAGATGCACAGAACAGCGTCGCTCTTGGAATATCGAGGGTGCAGAAATGTTTGACGTTCGGGGTACTGACCTTTTGGGAACAACCGGAATTAGTCAAGGAAATGGGGCTGTATTCTTACGACAGAAAGTCGATTGAACGCGGAACAGAACAACCGGTAAAGGAAGCAGATCATGCACAGGACGCAATTCGTTACTGTATAGCTGGGCTATGGAAGCAAATCAGGCGGTTCTTGCCGTTTGACGATAAAGAGGAGGAATGAGAATGTCTTTAATCACATCAATCAAGGCATTCTTTTCGGGGGTGAAAAGCATGATAACTGGGGCTGACCTTAAAGCTATTACAGGAGACAATGCGGCTCTATCCTCCGAAATGGCGCTCCGAATTACACTGTGGAGACAGATGTATGACGGTAAGGCGCCGTGGATCAACGACAAGCTGGGCATCTGCTCTCTGGGGCTTGAGGGATCTATCGCGAGAGAGTTTGCCGATGTCTGCCTCAATGAGATGGAGAGCAAGACCGGCAATGATAAGCTGGACGTCATCTACAAAATGGCCATCCGGGACCTGAACGAAAACCTGCAAGAGGGCATTGCCCTTGGTTCGTTCTGTATCAAGCCTTTAGGTGTTATGGGGCAGGTCGAGTATGTATCGCAAGACGACTTCCTGCCGATTGCCTACGATTCACGGGGCAGATTGACAGACGTTATCTTCACCGAGATGCGCAGAAAGGGCGACGTCAATTTTTATCATCGTCTTGAACGGCACACGGTCACAGATGCAGGGCTGACAATCACCAACAAGGCCTATAAGTCATCCGGGAAAGATACTTTAGGAAATGAGATCGGTCTGGATGTATTCGAGGACTGGGCGAAACTTCCCCCGGAGATCATTTACGCAGACTGGACACGGCCAGATTTCGGATACTTCAAGAACCCTCTGAAAAACAGGGTCGACAAGTCATTCAATGGTGTTTCGGTTTACGAGTCTGCCGTTGAACTGATCAAAGAAGCAGACAAGCAATTCGGCAGATTGAAATGGGAGTATGAATCAGCGGAACGGGCTATCATTGCCGACGTTGACGCGGTACCGCAGCCGAATGATTTGGGGTATACAACCAGACCAAAGGAACGACTTATAAGAACGCTGGGCGTTGGAGCAAACGGGGACAAAGACGTTCCATATAGCGAATTCTCTCCTGCACTTCGGGGTATTGGATTCATTGAGGGTCTTGATGAATACTTGCGCCGGATTGAGAAGAACGTCGGTCTTGCGTTTGGCGATCTGTCGAAAGAAGTCGCAGTCGTCAAGACAGCAACAGAGATCAAAGCGGCAAAACAGACCAAATACAACCGAGTCATCGCGATCGAGGACAACCTCACAGATTGCCTGTCTGACCTGACTGACGCACTGGCTTTCTACAACAAACTTGACCTGTCCGGCTATGAGTTCGAGTGCACATTTGCTGACAGCATCCTGACCGACACAGAGGCAAACAAGACCTCTGACCGCGCTGACGTGGCAATGGGCGCTCTTGCCCTGTGGGAATATAGAGTTAGACAATTCGGGGAGGATGAAGCTACAGCCAAGTCAAGAGTACCAGAAACACCGAACGTAATGCCTGACACTTTCCCCACAAAGCAGACAATGCCGTTTGGCGGCGCTCCACCGAATCCATTTGGAGGATAACCCATGAACGCAGGCGTTATTGAGCAAATCCCGATGGGCGTTGAACAAGTCTTCGGCGATCTTCAGTCTCGCATTATGGAGGACATCGTCCGCCGGATCCGGATCAATGGATTTGTCACATCATCAGCTGACTGGCAGATCACCAGGCTCAGGCAGCTGGGCGAGTCCAATGCCTATATCAAGCAGCAGATCCAGACGGCGCTCAAGCTATCGGATAAGGCGATCGATGATATCTATGCCGAGGCGGTCAAAGCGGAGTACGTCCAAAATGCTGCTCTGTATGCCAAGACGGGAAATGCATTGACATCCTTTGCTGATAACGCTGAACTACAGTCGTTAATGAGCGCGGTCAAAGCGCAGACCAAAGGCGAACTGATCAACATTACCCGGTCAATGGGATTTATCACGCAGCAGGGAAATCAACTCAAGGCGCTTGACATCACAAAGTTCTATCAGCAGACTTTGGACGCAGCCCTGGGCGATATCGGTACCGCAGCGTTCGACTACAACACGGTTTTGAAGCGCACAGTCAAGCAAATGACCAACAGCGGGCTAAGGTGGATAGATTACGAGTCCGGATATCACAACAGGGTCACAGTGGCAGCCAGACGGGCAACGATGACCGGTCTGAATCAAACCATGTCGCACATCAACGACAAGACGGCAAAAGATTTGGGTACTGATTCATTTGAAATCACCTGGCACGCAGGGGCTCGCGAAACACATCAATGGTTTCAAGGCAAAGTGTTTACTAAACTTGAAATGATCGAACAGTGCGGACTTGGAACAGTCGAGGGACTCAAGGGCGCAAATTGCGGTCATGATTACCTGGCATTTGTCCCGGGTACCTCTGTGAGGACCTACACCGATGCTCAACTCAAGCAAATGAACGATGCTGAGAATACGCCTAAGTCTTACAACGGCAAGGAATACACCACATCAGAGGCGCTGCAAAGACAGAGACAGCTTGAGACGAACATGCGAGCACAGCGTCAAGAAATCAGCTTATTAAAGCAGGGGGGCGGTGATCCGTTAGATATCCAAGCCGCAATGTCAAGATATCAAGGTTCGTCTGCTGAATACACGGGACTATCAAAGGCAATGGGATTGCCACAACAGCGGGAACGGGTCACGATTGACGGACTCGGGAGGGTCACGGGAAAGAGTGTTTCAGTTCCATCTGTCGCAAAGAAAATTGAAGTTTCCGGAATTGACGCAGTTAAAACCACAAAGGAGCTTGAAGATTATGTAACAAAGAGCTGGAATCTTGAAAGCGCAAATCTGGAAGGGCTTGATTTTGACATAGTTAAGAAAGCTCTGTCACAGGTCGAGAAAATAAGCAAACTGAATCCTGATGCGAAGATCATTGAAAATCTCGCAAAAATCGATCAAGACAAAACCGGAATTATGGCAATCGGTCCAGCATATGATGGCAACAACGTGAAGGGGACGATTCTTAGTATCAACGGTTCAGCGTTCAAGGGCGGAAATGGTGAAAAGTTGGCCAAGATGTACACCGATAAGACGGAGGCCAATTATTGGACGGCGGGTGCCACTCCTGAAAACTCAATAGTCCATGAACTTGCGCATTGTGTCGATTTTGAAAAAACAGTTTCAACCTTTGACTACATGTTCCCTGACGGACGGACAAAGACACAGCTGATAATGGCCGGTTGGGCAGACAAAGAAACGACCTATGCACGTGATACGGTATATAATGCGTTTATGAGGTACAAGAAAGAAGTTGGGCCGATAACAAAACTCGACTTCAAGGCGCAGATAAGCCGATATGCGCAGGCAAATGATTGTGAGTGTATCGCAGAGGCAGTATTGAACGTCTACGCAAATGGAGCGAATGCACTTCCTCAAGCTCGGATAATCGTTGAAGAAATGGGGCTGATCTTATGAACGCGGACGAATGGTTAAGTTACATGAAGTTTGACGATGACGGGAATTGTATAGGACTCATAGATAATGCGCCCGAATCAGCGGTCAAAGCATGGAACGAGTATCAAGACAATATCAAAAAAGGTATAAGAGCCTGACAAGGAAAGCCGGTACCATAAGACCGGAACAGAAAAGCACATCTTAACCGGTGTGCTTTTTACATGTCCTCAACCGGGGAAATCCGCAAGAGGGCAACAAGGTAACGCGAGCCTTTAATTCGTGGAATAGTCCACTCAGGACTTAAAGCGGAGGTATTTATCATGCTTAAAAACATCAATCTTCAACTGCTTGCAGATGGTACCGGTGCCGCGAATTCGGGCACCGACACTGATGCGGGCAAAGGTGACGGCGCCAACAATGCCGGGAAAACAGACGGTGAGAAAGACACCGGCAAGACCTATACACAGGCAGACCTGGACAGGATCGTCACTGATCGGTCAGAACGAGCTGGCAATTCGGCCTTAATGTCGCTTTACACACAGAACGGCATGACCGAGGCTGAGGCAAAACAGGCAATGGCTGACTACAAGTCAACAAAAGCCGCCCAGGCTGAAAAAGACAAGGGCAGTCTGACCGCCATGCAGAAAAAGGCAGAGGACGCAAAAGCAGAGACCGAAATTGTCAAGGCAGAGCGGTTCAACGACTTAATCGAAGCGCGTTCTGAATCCGTTGCAAAGGATCTTGGAATTGATCTGGCACAACTACCCTACATCAAACTGGACTTTTCAAAGGTTGGCAAGGATGATTCGGGTAAGCCCAAAAAGGACGACATCAAAGTTGTTCTCGAGGCCGCCTTAAAAGCCATGCCAAACCTGAAAGCCAAAGAACCGGCAGTTACGAAAGGCGTCGCGTCCACAACGGGCGGCGGCGCGATAGGTGCGGATGATGCAAGAATGCGAAGAGCGTTCGGCTTACCCGCAACCAAAAAAGAGAAGTGAGGATTTGAAAAATGTTACCTAATACAATCGCTCTTATCACCAAATACATCGGGATGCTCGACGAAGTCTATGAAGTTGAGGCCCTTACCACAGACCTTGATTCTGATATGGCTTTCGCCAAAGCGGGAGCAAATGCGAATGAAGTCGCTATCCCGAAAATGACATTGCAGGGGCTTGCCGACTATGGACGCAACACCGGCTATGTTGACAGAACCATGACGTTCGAATATGAAACCGTCAAGTACAACTTTGACCGCGGCGGTAAATTCAGCGTTGACGCTATGGACGACGAAGAGACACAGGGAATTGCGTTCGGAATGCTCGCAGGCGAGTTCGAAAGAACCGAAGTTATCCCAGAAGTTGACGCTTTCCGTTTTGCAAGCTATGCAGCCCTGCATGGACTTGGCCCGGCAGACGCTTCCCTTGCTGACGGAGCCGCTGTCATTGCCGCTCTTCGTGCCGCAACAACTGCCATGAACGCGAACAAGGTTCCGAAGGCCGGAAGAATCCTGTACATTGAGGATTCTCTTTCTGGACTATGGGAAGATCTTGACACAACCAAATCGAGAGAGGTTTTGAAGAACTTCTCCAAGATCGTCGCCGTTCCTCAGGATCGTTTTTACACGGCCATTGACCAGCTCGACGGCAAAACTGCCGGTGAAGAAGCAGGCGGCTATGTCAAAGACGTGGCGGGCAAAGACATCAACTTCATGGTCATTCAGCCCAAGGCAGTTTTGCAGTACACAAAGCACAAGGTGTCCCTTGCTGCCGCTGCTGACGCCAACTTTGATGCTGACGCTCTGACATATCGCTATCGCCTCTATGCGCTGTGCGATGCTTATGGCAACAAGGCCAAGGGCATCTATCTGCACAACAAGGCAATCTGACGAACCAACTGAATGGCTGGGAGTCGAAAGGCCTCCGGCTTCTTGAAAGGAGAACATCATGAGACGAATTGGACTAATTCCCGGAAAAGAAAATCAGGTCAAAAAGCCTGCTCCGGTAAAAGTGATTGGTGTAATCACGCCCGAAAAGGCTGACCTGATTGCCGCAATCGGCCCGATAGCCGACGACACCGTGGCGATCAAGGAATAAGGAGGAAATATGGCTGCTATTGTATCGTCTGTTGAATACATTGACTGGCGGGCTGGGTCGACAGCAGTCATGACCGCCGAGCAATTCCCATTTTATGAGACAAAGGCAGAGAGAGAGCTGGCCAGACACACGTTTGGCCAGCTCTCATCTGTTGTTATTGTGGACGATGTTGCGACGATTACCATCGATGATGTTGTCACGACACTGGTCCTGGCAGACATCAAAAACTGCATCTGTGAGATCGCGGAATACCTGTTCCAGGCAGAGCAGGCACAAGCCTCCGGTATGACGTCATTCTCAAATGATGGTCAGTCCGGGAGCTATGATGTCTCGCGCTTCGCTGGGAAGAACGAGATCCGTTCCATCGCGAAGATCTACCTGTTCGGAACGGTGCTCCTGCGGGCGGGGGTGGATGTATGGCACGGCTGAACCCTAACTACATCCAAACGATAACGCTCTGGAACTGCCTAAAAGCCGTGGATAATCCGGCTGCGAATGTGGATGCCTGGTACAAGACTATTCTGCCCGATTGTTTTTTTAAGGTGGTCACGGCGCAGGTCAACTCCGGATTTAATTCGCAGATGTCGGGGGCATACGCGGTACGGATCCCGAAGTCTGCCACGTATCTGTCATACGCAGAGTGGGTGGCCAAAGCTGCCAATCTGCGGGACGGGTTCTTCACAATGCGAAACGACGATATTGTGATTCTAGGAACTACGGCCGACATGATCACTAGCTTGTCACCAAACACGGCGACGCAGATCCTGTCCAAAAACAAGCCGAATGCCTTCAAGGTGACTGCCTGCTCCGACAACTCTGGCAGCATGCAGGGACACTACAGACTGGGGGGCTGACCGTGAAAATCAGCTTCAAATTCGACAAGCCGGAAAACCAGATCATCAACGACATGATCGGTGACAAGGTTCAATTATTCGCGGCCAACGAGGCACGAAAGCTCATGCAGCCGTATGTCCCTGAACTGAATGGTGTTCTGGCTAAAAATGTCCGAACCTATGTTGAGAACGGCCAAGGGATTGTCCACTACCTTTCGCCATATGCCCGGTACCAGTATCACGGCAAGCTGATGGTGTCCAGCAAGACAGGATCAGCCTGGTCGCACGGCGAGTACAAGGTGCTGACCAGCGTTGAATTGAACTATTCAAAACCAACGGCATCGTCGTACTGGGACAAGGCCATGATGACCGCCAGGGGGCCAGAGCTGACCAAGGCTGTACAGAACTTCATCAAGCAGAAAGGCGGCTGATTATGAGCACGAAACACGACATCATGAAAGCCTACCTGGAGCCGCAGGTTCTGGCTGTGGTCGGGAATGTCCTGAATTTCAATGTTTCAACTGGCACTCCTGACACGATTGCCTTCATAACTCAGTATGCGAACAAGTATGTCAAACGATACACGCGAAATGCGGGTGTCAAAGAGTACGGATTTGCGATCCTGATCACTAAATCATTTTCGATAAACACTGACGATCTGAACCTGTTGGCCATGAACATGGCTCAAGCATTCGGTGACTGGATCGACGCACAGAACAAGGCGAAAATCTTCCCGGACTTCGGGACTAACTGCCAAGTGCGAAAAATCGAGTCACTGCAGAATATGCCCAACCTGGCCGACGTAGATCTTGATGCCTGCATTGCAAAATACATGCTGCAGTGCAAAGTTACCTACTATGAGGAGGAATAACAACATGCTTTTAAGTGCACTTATGACCGGAGTAACTCCGGATCCTGATTTTACTGGCTGGTCGACCAACGATGACATGGTACTTGCAATCGATCTTACACCCGCCGCTGTCGTACCTACTGTGAAAACTGCCTATGCAGTGGTACAGACCGGTATTGAGGGACTTGACGCACAGCTCAATCCCACCATGACCGAAAAGAACTACATTCGCGCAGGCCAGTCGTCTATCAAGACAGGCAATCAGAGAACGTTCAAACCGGGCGGAGACCGCTTCATCGGTGACGAGGCACAGGACTATATGCTTTCGTTCGGAGTTGCCCAGGGCAGAGGCAGTGCCTGTGTGACCAACTACGTCTATTTCAATATGCTGACGGGTGTTGGTGAGACCGGTCAGGTTTCGATCGTGGTCAATTCTGACGGAGCGGGGAACGCCGGGGAAGCATCGGCAATTGACATCGAACTGAAAAAAGTCGGCGCCACTCCTACTGCGTACGATTACACAGCTATATAAGTCGCAGCGGTCGGTAAAGATTTTACAATAGTGGCTTAAAAGCCAGGAGGACCCAAGATGCAGATGAAAATCAACGAGATCGAGTTCGAGTTTGACCCGACCGACTACCTGAAAGTCAAAGCTGTTGAAGAGGCGCAGGAAACGATGCTCTTGGAAGTGGAAGAGGCGCAGAAGGTAGAATATCCGGCTAAGTGGATGGAATACAAGGCGTACATCGATATCATGAAAAACTTCTTCATCCACCTGACCGGCGCCGATGTAATCGGAGACTGCACGAGCTATGACAAGGTACTCGGTTTTGTTGCAGAATTCACCAAAATCATAGTGGCTGCCCGAAATGAAACGATGGCCAAATATTCGGTGAAACGGGTGAGATAAATGAACATCCTCATTGACGAACTGCCTACAGCGGTCACAATTGCTGGGGAAAAACATTTAGTCAATTGGGGATTCCGAACATTCATCCTGATTGAAATCTGCATCTTCGATCAGAAACTATCCGATGACGAACGAATCATGAACGCCTTGTGCCTGTTCTATGGCGATAAACTGCCAGACGACCCGACACAGGCGTTTGAAACAATGATGTGGTTTTATCGAGGTGGGAAGGCCGAACCGAAGGAATCGGCTAAAGGCAAGGGCGCGTCACTCAAGCGGTGCTACTGTTTCGAGGTTGACGCGCCCTATATCTATTCAGCTTTCCGGACCCAGTATCGGATTGATCTGCAGGACCTGAGTAGCGAAGACCTGCATTGGTGGAAATTCAAGGCAATGTTTGAGTCCCTTAATGATGAGTTGAAAATGTCAAAGATCATGGGGTACCGGGTCACGAAGACCACGGGCATGGGCAAAGAACAAAAGTCGTTCTATGCCGACATGAAAAAACTATACGCTCTGGACGTCGAGGAGACGGCCGACTCGAAAATGAAGCTCGCAAAACGCGACACTGACATGAAGAACTATATCAAACGAAGAATAACGGAAGTATCCGATAAAGGCAGGTGAGAGCATTGAACGACGGTACTGTAAAAATTGGTACAGAGCTGGATCAGACTGGATTTAAGACTGGTTTGAACGGGCTGGAATCGTCTGCCTCCAAAGGCTTCGGCGGAGTTGGTAAGGTTGCATCCGCAATGGCGACTGCGACGGTTGCCGCTCTGGCTGCTGTTGGCGCTGGTATGGGCGCCGCAGCTACCGTTGGGCTAAAATACAACTCACAAATGGAAAACTACATGGCGTCGTTTACTACGATGCTTGGAGACGAATCTACGGCCTTACAGAAGGTAGAGGAACTCAAGAAACTGGCTGCCGCAACTCCCTACGAAATGGGTGACCTGGCAGATGGAACTAAAACCCTGCTGGCATTTGGCATCGCAAACAAAGACACGACCGCCGACCTTACCATGCTTGGTGATATTTCTTTAGGCAATGTTGAAAAACTCAAATCATTGACAATGGCATTCGGCAAAGCATCGTCTCAGGGTAAGATGACCGGTGAAAATCTGCAAATGATGATTGAGGCCGGATTTAATCCACTCAAAATCATTTCCGAAACAACCGGCGAATCAATTTCCGATCTGACCGACAGAATGTCTAAGGGTGGGATATCTGCAGATGAAATGGCAGGCGCTTTCAAGGTAGCAACGTCTGAGGGCGGCCAGTTTTACAAGGGCATGGAGATTGCTTCTAAGACCACAGACGGCCTAATCTCCACACTCAAGGATAATGCGAATGCCTTTCTTGGCAAAGTTATGGAGCCGATCTCAAAAGCAATCAAGGACGTCCTGATTCCTGCAGCTCTTTCGGCTGTTGATAAACTGACGACCGCTTTCACAAAAGACGGAATACCGGGCATGATCGGGGCAGTGAAACAACTCGTTCCTGTTTTGGCTCCCGTGATTGGCTTTTTCGAATGGGTAGTGGACAACGGAAAATCTATCGCAACAGTGCTCGGAATTATTACCGCTGCTGTTTTAGCTTATAAAACTGCAGTCCTTGCTCAACTTGTTGTTCAGGAACTGTCAAATGCAGCCGCGGCTGTCGGTGCGATCGTCACAGGCTTGTTAACAGGTGCAAAGACCGTTGAAGTTGGTGTTACGGGATCTGCGACTGCTGCGCAATGGCTATTAAATGCAGCAATGGCAGCAAACCCGGCGGGTATTGTCATAGCAGCAATTGCGGCATTGGTTGCTGGCCTTGTGATTTTTTCCATGCAGACAAGCGATGCAACAAAAGCAACGGAAGATCTTTTGGATGAATCAAAAGATCTTGTAAAGTCTTGCGATGATGCAGCAGAAGCATTCGCAGATCAAAGCGCCGAGATTGACACCAACGCTGCCGTAACACAAAAGCTATCTGATGAATTGTACGCACTTTCAGGAAAAGAAAATAAGTCAAATACGGAAAAGGCAAGAATGACCGAACTGGTCGCGTTGCTCAATAAGCAAATGCCGGAGTTGAACCTGACAATTGACGCACAAACAGGTGCGCTTAATAAGAGCAAGACAGCAGTTGATGATTTAATTAAGTCAAAACTGCAAGAAATCAAGTTGCAGGCGAGCGAGGAAGAGCTATTAAGGCTCTACAAAGAACAAGTCACAATAGCTGGCGAAAGGAAAAAGGCGCAGGAAGCATTAACAACCGCGGAGGCGGCGTATAAAAAAGCGCAAGCCGATGGAGCGTTTCTTCTTGGCGATTATGGAAAGGCGGTTTATGCCGCTCGTGACGCCGTTAACCTTCTGGCCACAGCTCAAACCGAAAACGTATCTAGCATAACAGATCAGGAAACCGCTGTCGGAAGCCTTACAGTAGCTGTTGATAAAATGGCTGACGGCGCGGACGAATCGGCGCGCGTTATCGATGATATCAATAAGGGGGCCAATACCAATCTGGCGCTATCAGCCGAGGAAACAAAGAAAATCCTTGACCAAAAAAAGAAAAATCTTGATGAATACAACGCCGCGTGGATCAAAGCTGCCGACACTGCCAGATCCCAAATGGGCGGTATTGAGGACAAGGGCATTGAAAAAAGTAAACTGACAGCCGCACAAGTAAAGATAAATCTGGAAGCTCAAATCAAGGATTGGCAGAACTGGCAGGCTGGTATTAAAGCGCTGGCAGCCAAGGTTCCGGAAGACGTCATGTTCGAGCTTCGCGCCTTGGGACCGGGCTCTGACTTAATCATTGACGACCTTAATAAAATGACAAACAAGCAACTGGCCGCGTGGATAGCCACTTGGCGCACTTCGGCGAAACTGGTAACCGCCGCTGCCGTAGAAGGAACGGCTGGTCTTCCCGGGGCGATAGAGATGGCCGCTGCTGCCGCAATCGAAGCATTGAGTGACCTGCCAGGCGAGATGTACACCTACGGCGCAAACGCGGGGCAGGGATTTGTCAATGGCATTTACAGCAAAACTACAGCGGCCAGATTAGCGGCTGAGGCTTTAGCAAGGGCTACTAGAGGCGCTACATCGCAGGTTCGATTTAATTCGTTGCCAGCATATGCGCTCGGAACTGATTACGTGCCTAGGACGGGACTTGCACTCCTGCATAAGGGCGAGGCAGTTATACCTGCGGATTTAGTCAGGTCAGCACAGGGCGTAACCTTTGCCAGCATGGTGTCGAGCATGCAGGGGCAGGCTTACGGTCGGTCTGTTCCAAACGAGACAACGGCGCTTCGGGCGTTTATGCCCAACTTTGCCAATCCACCCCTAAGATCCGTGTCAAAAGGACCGGAGAACATTGTCATCCCTGTGTATATCGGCAATGGACTCATAGAGGAAATTGTTGTAAACGCTGCGGATAATTACGCAATCAAGAAAAACAGGTGATATCAATGTCAATACTGACAATCGGCGCAACAGATCTCGACGATATGATCAACACGTACTCAGTGCATAAGGAAGATGTCATTGCCGAATCCGGTACCTCCGAAACCGGTGTTGACTGGGATCAGCGCGTGAGAGCCGGAAAAGCAACGGTCACGGTTGAGTTTACCTTCACCGATGCCGAGCTGGCGGCTTTTGCGGCTCTGATTGCCGATCCGTATTTTTCAATGACGTATCTGTGTAGGGGCAGTCAGGCAACAGGCACTTTCAAGGTCAGAGCGAGCGATGAAAACATGCTTGCCGATGATCTCTGGGAGTCTGAAATTACTTTTGAGGAGCTGTAATTATGCCATCAAATGATTATCTGGCAATTCTGGCTGATCCGACACAGGCGCGGGACTATGCCGCCTCACTTACGATTTACGGGACTCCGGATACCACGCTGGGCGATGCAAACATTTTAGCCGGTTCGATGAAATATTCTGAATCAACAGCATCCGGAAGCGAGATTTCCATCGGGACAACAGTCATGTCTGAGTTGAATCTGACATTACTGAATCTCGCCGGAGAACTGGACGGTGTCGCTCTCCAAAACAGCGCCTTGCTTTGTCAAGTGGGGTTGATGGTAGACGCTACACGTGAATGGGTGAACCTGGGTTACTTCATTGTGGTCCAGGCCCTGCGCGGGCTAAAGACCATCCCTATCAAAGCCTATGACCGCATGGTTCTGACTGAGCGCCCCTTTTACCTGGCCGGAGTCACCTATCCCTGCACGATCAGCGAGGCATTGAGCGATATTTGTCTGGCCTGCGGCATCACGACAACTGGATTGACCGGAACAAACAGTGCAATCACTCTGACAGGGATCCCTGAAAGCAGCCGCATGACCTGCCGCGATGCAATCGGCTATCTGGCTATGCTCTGCGGCAAAGTCGCAAGGTTCTCGCGCGCGGGGGTGCTTGAATTTGTCTGGTACGGCACGACGCCCACAATGACAATCACGCCCGAACTTCGGGACGTTTTGAAATGCGATCCCGTACAGATCAGTTTGACCGGCGTTGAGTATGTCGCAGTGGACTCGAACAATGTCCAGACAACCTACAGAGCTGGCACAAACGACTATTGTTTGTCCTTGGCAGAGAACCCGTTTATGACAGGACAGGATGTGCAGGCAATACTTGACGGGATCTGGGCGGACATCGGGGCGTCAAGCTACTACATTTTTGACTGTGACCTGCAAGGCGATCCGTCCTTCCTGGCAGCTGATGCTATCTCGCTAGTGCTGCCGGACACGACAACCATTAACACGATTATCATGACACACAACTATTCCTATCGCGGGCACTCTGTTTTATCTGCGGCTGGCAGGGCAACAGCACTTGCACAGTACAAACCGGCGGCCGAAAAACAACTATCCGCAATCGCTCAGGCCGAACAAATCGCGGTGCAGAAGCTGACCACGTATCAGCTGGCAATGCTTCAACTAAACGAGTTTTCCGCACAGTCAACAGGGCTTTACCCGTCATCCGAAACACTTCCGGACGGGTCAGTTATTTACTACCAGCACGATCACCCTTTGCGGGCAGACAGTATTTTTATTTGGCGGCAGACAGCCACAACCTTTACATACTCCGCAGATGGCGGGGGGACATGGAACGGCATCGACGCGGCCGGCAACATTTTAGCAAGGGTCCTGACGGCTATCGGGGTTAATGCAAGCTGGCTCAATGCGGGGCAGGTCGACACTAACCTCATTATTATCGGTGCGCAGACGCTCACGGAAACCATCGCAGGCTTGACCGCATCAATCGCGGCTGTGTCGGGTGGGGGAACAAACTTCATTCAAAATTCAGCGTGGGGGACCTACGACGCGCCATCGTTGTACTGGTGGTATAACGGCATAACGTGGCAACTGTTAGAGGAGCGAATTGACACATGGGCAGAATTTGAAGCTAATATCGCGACTTGGGCAGATTTCGAAGCGTACACATGGTAAGGGGGTACAGAAATGCCGATTGATACAAGCATCCAGTTTAACGGCCACAATTCGTACCGCGTCACCGAAACGGTCTTTTGCGATCCGTTCGGCGTCGAGGGTATAGCGTATGTCACGCACTCATTCAACGCCTACGCTACATCAGCGTTGGGTGCAGCCACGCGCGCAAGAACGCGATTCTTCAAGGCGGACGGATCCATTGCCGGTACAACCGATCATTCTTTCACGGTTGCGGCTATTTTTACCGAGGTTGATATAACCGTTGCGGTACCTGCTGATTCGGTTTTATGCCAGATGTCATTTTTAACCTCTGGTACATGGTGGGTCGCTGAACCAAAGTCCGAAGAGGGGCAGACAGCCACGCCGTACAACACCAACTATCAGGGGCAGCTGTCCATGCTCACACCTGACGGTGCCTATCTAGGGATGCTCACAACAGCACAGATCGTTGTTGCCGGAACGCTGGCCGCACCCACGGAGTCACTAAATACCAGGCTTGTAACGATCAATAACAACGCGATCAACCTGTCATCCACGGTCTCTGGGCAAGGCACGGAGATTACCAATATCCAAGCGGGACAGATCACTCTTGCAGAGGTAGACACAGCTCATGGCAATCGATTGACCAGAATTGAGGCAGGAGTAATCATTGTCAGCGGCTCGGCAAGTTACGCAGCTGGGTACGATCCGACGAGCAAAGAAACACCGGCAGGAGCGCAGGCTAGAGTCGATTGGCTTGCCAACCAGCTGGGTGATCTGGCTCTTGACGATTTGGTTATGACAGCCATGACGCGCGAAACTATTATCGTTGGTGGGCATCTTAAGACTTCGCTGATTGACGTTGAAACTTTGATTGCGCAGATGGTTTTAACCAATAGTCTGGTAGCCGCACGAATCATGACAGTTGCTGGGAGCAACAATTATGGCGAAGTTGGTAATCTTTCGGGACGTGGAATAGGTCTAGATTTAATTGCCCACGGTGTTGCTTTTGCGTCAATATGTGCCCTTGCGAACGGGTCCTTTGCATTTTATGACGGAGCAGCAGAGCATCAAAGAATTGCAGTGCAAACAGACAGTTCATTTCAGTTTTGGACTAATGCCGAGTCACTTTCGCTATGGCTTATGCCCGAAGGCAGTGCTCGAATTGCAAATGACTGTTCGGCTTTATCTTTTACCGACAGAACAATCGGCTACAAGGGTGACGCACTGACAGAATTAGCGTCCGTCACAACCGACAAAGACGGAATGATTGACCACACAACACTTCCTGAACTTGCTCGTAAAAAAGTCAAGGGACTTAAAAACAAAACAGATGTTGGTGGAAATCCGATCAAAGACAAAGACGGAATAATCACGACAGAAAAATTTGAGGAAGATGGTCGCGATCTGGGAGCTATGATCTCGATCCTGACTGTCGCGGCGCAACAATTGACTGAAATCACTAAAAAACAGCAAGTGGAAATTGACAAACTAACTAAAAAATTATAGGAGGCACGCATGAACGGAGATCAAATCATCCAGCGCATGGCAGCACGCATCGCCAATCTGATCGTTGAGAGCGAAATGCTGCGACAAGAGAATATCGAAATGAATCAATTATTGCAAAAGGAGGTCAAACCAGATGGCAGCAGCAGCGACACCTAATCTAGGACTACCGCAGTGGACGGGCAGTGAAGAGCTGGAGGGCCACGTCATGAACGATTTCAATGCGGCGTTTTTGGCGATTGATGGTATTGGCGTCATGGCAGCGTGGACGCCAACTTTATCGGGCATAACAATCGGGTCAGGAACTGTGGATGCACGATATTGTAAAATCGGAAAACTTGTCTATTTCGAGATTAATATAGTTCTTGCCGCTAATTCAAGCATTACAGGGGCTGTTTCATTTTCTATTCCTTCTGCCTCACGATCTACAAGATTTATTTATGGTTTCATTATTGATGCTGGTGCAACGTTTTATATGTTGTCCGGAGAAGTTATTTATTCAGCCTGTAATTGTTGGGCGGTAGGATCAGCAGGTGGCTATGTTACACCTTTTACAGCATTATCGTCAACTGTACCTATGACTTGGGCAACTGGTGATTCATTACATTTGTCTGGAACATATGAAGTTGCTTAATCGTCGCGCTCGGATCAGAGTGAATATTTAATATTGAAAGGGTGGGATAGGAGATGGAAACAAAATCGGGCGGAGAGGACAGACGGGATCCCAGCGCCAATGTGCTTTTACTGGTAGGAAATGTCAAAGAATATCTCGAAGAAATGCACAAACAGACACGAGAGTTCTTAGAGCAAAAATTGCAAGTATCAATTGAGTCATCTCGACGCGAACGTCAAATAGAAACAGATCGAATTGATGCGTGCCGTCGCGATGATACTGAAGCCGTAAAAGTCGCCAATCAAGCGGCCGTAAAACAGGCTGAGGCACTTGCTAACCAGATGGCGGAGAATGCCGAAACGCTACGAGCCTCTATGGCAAAAACGGCAGAAGTGCTTGCGGCGCAACTGCAAGCGGTTACGCAGTCTCTCGACAACAGGCTCAAAATTGTTGAGGAAAAGCAATACCTTCTTGCAGGTTCCTCGAAAGGCAGTCGTGATATGTGGGGTTGGATAAGTGCAGGTGTCGTTTTGTTTATTGCAATAATTGGATTTATAACCAAATGGGATTTCTGAAAATAAAAGGAGGATTTTATCATGAACGATATTACAACTTTAGGCACGTTTGCTGGGTGCACCGCTGTGGTGCTTGGGGTGGTCCAGCTCATCAAGCCGATGTTTGAGGGAATCAACATCCGGTTGGTAGCACTACTGGTCTCAATCTTGGTGCTCGAATTCGTTGCGGTCGTTACCGGCGGCGGCGTTGAGGCGTACGGTCTTGCCTTGATCAACTCGTTTCTGGTAGCGTCCGCGGCGATGGGAGCATACGAGGTCACGTTCGCCAAGTCGGATGCTAAGAAGCTGGAATGAAGTGCGTATGTTTCTGGCGGCTCTGGCGTCGGTGTAAAAACTGCGTCAGCCCACATCGGTTGGCAAAGTTGAGGAGGTATATAAATAATGGGTAAGTCAGTTTCGGGGCTGCTCGCGCATACCGCAAGTAAAATTGGAAAAA